GGTTCCCGTTCCGCCTGTTCCTGTTCCTAGTGCAGTGATGGTCGTATTAGCAAGTACACCTGAGCCAGTAATCAAACAACCTACATAAATAGTTCCTGACGTTACCGCACTGACCGTCATTGTTGTGCCAGAAATGCTTGCCGTAAATACAGCGTCTCCAGCACTTCCGCTGTCTAAAAAGAGATTGTTCTGTGCGCCGTTGGTTCCGTTGCCGGGAAGCAGGAGCGTGGTGTATTCAAAGTAGGGGTCGGCGGCATCTGCTCCAGAAAAAACATCTGAACCTGTAGCTGATTCGCTTAATAGCGCGGCATAAAAATTAGGCCATGTGTTTGCGCTTCGCCTAAGCTGCGCTTCAGTTAAAGACCAAACGCCAGAGAATGACGTATTAACTGGGCCAATAATCCCGCCGTTACCTCTGGGCATGGCTGCTCCTAACTAATATCTTCGTATGAACAAAACACTTTTAAATCGTTAGCCGTGCCAGCCGTAGCACCTAACGATGTGTTCTCTTCCAAATAAATATAAGCATCTTTATCAACTACAACCAATGTCGCGTCAGCAGGAACGGCAACCGTCGAGCAAATCTGTGTAGCCGTACCACCAAGCGCCGCAGCCGAATAGTAATTGATGGTGATCTCCGCAGCCGAGGTTCCATCTACATTAGCCACGTACAGTGAATTGACTTTTAAGACCTTACCTGAAGAAGCAGCATTGCTTAGGATGGACGTGGCTGATGTAGAGGTTAAATCAACCGTTACAGATTTGCCGGTAATCGTGGTCGGTGAAACTAAATTAGGTGCAGCCATTTGTTATCCCCAAATCATTGCAGCCATAATGGGGCTTGGCCCACCCCCGCCACCGGTTGCAGCAATCGTCGTCGTGCCATTTCCTGCTGTAATTGAAATGCCTGTACCCGCCGTTAGCCCATAGGCAGCACGCTCTGCGGGGTAGGTCACAAAGACGTTTTTAGTGCCAGCGGAGAAATTAACAAGGCTTCCTGAATTGCTGGAAGACAGCACCGTATCTCTTGATAGTGTCGTGCCACTGGATGTATAGGTACCTATCCCAACTTCCCAGTTAGAGCCTGTCTGATCAGCTATCGTATAAAAGGTCGTATTGCCGTTACCAATAGCGGCAAATGATTGAAACCCCGTAACCGCACCGGCTAATGTTACTGTGCCGGTGCCTGTGGTTGTTGTGGTTTCTTGTACACGGTCCGCAACAACGAACGCCATTATGCAGCCAGGCTAAAAGTGTAAGTTACTTGCAGTGTGTCGCCGTTAACAACCGAACGGTCACCACCCGTAAAATCAGATGCTGAGAACAATGTGCCGGAAGTACCTGAAGCAGCACTAGCTAAAAATGCTCCACCAACCGTAGCGGTACTTGTAATGCTGTATAAGGCTTTGCTAGCTGAATTAGTTACAACTGATGGATTAGCTGTAGTTGCAGCGGCAAACGTAGCAGCAGGGCGATTACCAGAATAAGGAGTAATTTCAGTCCAGCCCGCATGAGATGCTAGCGTGTCTGAAGCAGCAGGTGTGTTTGACGCACCAGCACCGTAAAGACCGATATACCAAGATGTAATGCGAGCCGTAGCCCCATCAAGAGCCGTGCCAGCCATGTACTGAAGGCCGACGTTTACCACGAGGTTCTTAGACTCAGCGGTCCATTTCAGGTTGCCGTCTTTGTCGTAGCACTCAAACGTAAATTTACCCATTGCACGAGCGGCTTCAGACGAAGCGGGGCGGGCGATCAAACCGCTAGTAGCGGAGTCTTTGGCTTTGGCTTTTTCCATCATTTAATCCTTATGCGAGGAACTTAATTTTATAGATTGTACTTAAGTACAACCCGATAATTTCATCAATAATGTTTTGCAACGGGGTTTCAGCTTTATCACACACTTCATACCTGATTTTTTCGATCTGATCAACCTGATCTTGCATGAAAGCTAAAATATTAGAGGTTTTACCGGCACTCATCAATGATATGGGGCCGATCAAACCATGTCTACCTTGGTAGGCTTCAGCAAATTTGTCCGCTAGATCGATAACTTCGTCGTAAAACTTACCTAATGCTTTGTGTTTGCTGTAACTACGGGTGTTTAGATGGACAGAATGGGCAACATCACGGGCTAAAAACAACATACCTACAAAATCAGCGCATTTCATGCTTGGCCCTCCTGCGGTACGACGTTAGGCATGGGTCTAGCTTGTTGAGCCTCTTCCTGACGGGCCATAATACCTTCTTCACGGCCCATTTCATCTGATTCCGGCATGATTGGACCTTGCATTTGCTGAGGTGGCACTAAATCACCAGCATCGTGCGCAGCAGCAATCGTACCCATCACAATATCTTGAATTTGCTCCATTGTCATGCCAGGCATTGTGGCTGAAATACGCTTAGTTTCAGCGTCAAATGCCTTGATTTTAGCCTCAAACTCACGTACTTGAACGTCTCTAGCCTCAATTGACTGATTGACGTTCATAAGCATATCGTGCATTTGTTGCATTTCAGCGCCCATGGCTTCAATTTGCTTCTGAGCAGCTTGTAGCGCAGGATCGTTGTCTTGATCAGCAAGCAATTGCGGGTCAATCGTCTTACGAAGACGTGCTGCCATCTCTTGAGCACCAGGCCAATCCATGTTCTTAACAAACAAATCGCCTGCAACAGCCCATAAGTTGGGGTTGCCCTGCAAGATTTGCGCCATAGCGTCCATAGCTTCTTGGCGCTTGGTCATGTAGCTTGGGCCTGTGGTCACTACAACATCGTAGCGGCCAACTGAGGGGTTGTAAATCTTATCGATCACCACGCCTGTTTGATCCATGATCTTTTTGACCGGCTCTTGCTGCGTGGGGTCGATCTTGACCATGTTGGTTTCGCCATCAATACCAACAATCCGAGCAATCCGTTGCGTGTCGTAGATTTTTGGTATCAAATCGACTAATTGACGGGTCACATACCGCACGGCACGGGCTAAATTATCTACATAGTGGTACGTACCGTTATCAGACTCTTTTTGCCTTGCCAAAATAGCACGGCCAGAACGCTCATTAGACACTTGACCAAGGCTTGCGTCGTACTGGCCGGTTGTTGATTTGATGTCTTCTGACGCGCCCATCTTGGCTTGAATAAGCCCTGTTTGCGGCAGTGGTGGGGCTGCACGCTGTGGCAGCGGCAGTATGGACCCCGCACCGTCGGTAACGTCAGGGTTGACCTCAAGATAAGGCCAATTTTGGGTGTTAGCCGTCTTCCATTGGTACTCATAACCCTCAAACTGACCGCCGTAACCAATAAATGGTGCTTTAGGTGCAAGCGCTAACATCTCAGCTTCTTGGCTTGTCCAGTAGTTGTACATGCGCTGGGCGTCTTTAGCGTTGCGGACAATCCCTGAGATGAAAATACGTCCGTCAACCTGAAATTCGTTGCCCACAACCCGTACAACCGGAATCCAATTACCCGCCCATTCGCGTTCTTCAAGCACCTCAAAGCCATTGGTTTTCATCCACATGACTTTTTTGCGGTCTACACGACGCTCGCGTATAGGTGTAAGCCCCATGCCCCTCAGTTGCTGATCTTCCATCGAGCCTTTAAACACGGATTGATTACCTGGGTAGAGGTACAACGTGTCTTGTTTGTGCGCAATATAGAAGTATTCAGCGATACGGATCGTATCTTCCGTGATCCACTGGCTTATATCTTGGTCACCAATACCTTGCGCCATGATCGAAGACAGCGGCGCAGCGTTGGGGTACATACGCTGGTAGTCTTCCTTGAGCATGTCTTCCGTAATAAAACACCACTCAGCGTCTGCGCCGCATGGGTCTTGGATTAGCGGGTCCATGTAAACACTGAAACTATTGCGTACGCGCGCGATCTTAATATCTTGATCGAAGCTATCTTCGTAGCAATACTCGGTTAAAATGCGTATATAGCCTTCACCGTAGGTTACTTGGTTCTCGCACGCGGTGTCGTACGCTACGTCAGCGTCTGACATGTACTCAATATGTCGCACGATGCCGTCGAGCACCTCTGCGACCTCGACGTCGGCTTGATCGTTAACAGGTATGACCTTGCCGCTTGGCCGGTTCTGGCGCTGCTCGTTAGTCACTTGCCTAACGTGCTGCGGTAGCTTGTTTATCGTCAAACAAGGTCTTGCATTAACTGTTTGGCCTTGCACCGACCCACGCGTTGCCAACACATCTTGCGGCCATTGCCACTGATTGTCGGGCGAGCCAGCCATAAAGCGCAAGTCGTCAAGCTCATCTTCGCGGCTTTCCGAGTACGCGCCGATCGCTTGGCGTAACCGATCGCGCATCAGTTGTAGCGTGTCGCGGTGGTCCTTCTGGTCCGGCCCTCCGCGCGCAGATACTTTACCCGCGCCTTCAATACCTGTAGGGTCTTGCTTAAGCGTTGCCATTACTTTTTCTTCGTCATAGGTTTAGTGCTCGGCCTTTTAGCCGCCGCAGCACGTTGGGTATTGTAAGCAATTGCAACAGCCTGCTTGACAGGTTTGCCCGCGTTAACTTCAGCCTTAATGTTTTTACGAAAGGCTTCTTTGCTGGTCGATTTAACAAGTGGCATTATTTTCCTTTCGTTGGCTTCTTGGCAGTCTTTGCCGACTCACGAAAATCTTTAGCTGTTGGCGCGCCTTTAGTGCCAGGTTTCCTCATAGTTTCACCGCTACCCGCAGCTATTCGTTCGCGTTTTGCATGAATATTTGCGTACAAACCAGGTTTTGTAGCCATTTTATGCACCCATCCAAGATGTCATTACGCCGTTGGCGTTGTACGCACGATTAGTTTGTTTCTCGACATACTGCCTGTGCGCAACCGGAAATGCAAACGTTACAGCTAAGGCGTCGGCAGCGTCTGGCGATGCTAACCCTCTAGCTTTCATTTCCTTTTTGCCTTCGAGGAAAATTGTACCCGACGAATTAGGTTTTATGGTAGGCCCAACTAGATCAGACTTCAGCGCTCTATCGTTAGGTATCGACGCCGTCTTAAGCCAATCCTTCATCGCGCCCCATAGTTCCGCGCGCTTGTTGCCGTACATAATAGGGTTCTTCGCCTTCCAACCAAAGTTCACCCCTCGCACGACCTTGTAGCGCTGCTCGTGCAGCCTATCTAATATACCGTACCCTAGTCCACCCTCATCGAGCACCACGAGCGTTGGTTTGTACTGCTCGATTGCATCGATCACGCGCCCTACGATCGTCATCGTATCCTCGCCATGGTAGCGATGGATAGCCGTCAGGTCACGCCCTTGCCTGACCACGATCACTGTCGAGTCCGCGCCGCCTCGTGCTGGGTCCACACCAATAATGATCGGCGCCGTCTCGTCCTTGTACCGTGGCCGCGCCGCAGCGTCTGCGACGTGCGTGGATGAGATGAACTGATCGTCGCCACTGGATGGAAACTCACCGTACACCTCCACCCGCGCTTGGCTTGAGTCCTCACCGTACTCATCAATGATCTGCTTATAGACCTGCTTGTCCGTATCCTCTACCGTTCTTGCGTCTACCTGGCGTGTGCGCCAAAAGTCACGCTTGGCGTGAAAGCACTCAAAGAAGTACCCGCTGTTGCGCCGTGGGTTACTGAACGCCAGCCAGTACCTATCTAATATGTTCTCTGTAAAGAACCCCGCCCCCACCGACCATATCGGGTCTGGTATCCCGCTTGCCTCATCGAAGATCAACATCATCCCATCGTGGTTGTGTACCCCCGCGTAGCTGTCAGGGTTCTCTTCCGACCACAACTTACCCTCTGCCGCCCAATAGCGCGTCCCTTTCCTAAGGTCACGCTCCACGATGTCACACAACCACTTCGCCGGTTGCAGCTTGGTCGCGCTGATCTCCCACCAGTGCGCGTTGATGATCATCGTTGACCACTTAGTTAGCTCGCCCCAGGTCACCGAGCGTAGCTGCGCCTCACTGTTAGCGCTCACAATGACGCTCGACCCTATCCGTGTCGATAGCATCCACATAATCAACCAACTCACCAGCGCCGACTTACCGATCCCTCGACCTGAACTGACTGCCTCTCGCAGCGTGTCCATATCGACTTGACCTTTGTTCTTTTGTATGTGCGCCTTGATGTCGCGCAGCACCTGACGCTGCCACATGCGCGGTCCGCTGTACTTAACTAGCGGCGTGTTCTCCTGCCCCCATGGGAAAGCAAACAGTACAAACGCTTCGGGGTCGTCTTTAATCGCGGGAGACCACAACCGCGTCATCAGCAGTTGCTCGTCTTCCGGACTGTATATCGGCTTTTGCATGGGTTAGCTTTTCACTTGGTGGCGTTACGTCGATCACTTTACCTTCATCGACTCTCGTCTCTGCTGCTCTTAACGCGTCAATCACGCTGATGCGCTGGTCCACCTCAATACTAACGGCTTGCTTGGCGACCCAGCCGTGCGTGTGCTTCAGTATCTCTAGCGCCGCCTTAGCGTCCCCATTACGCGCAGCGTTCAACATGTGCTGGCTGTGCTCACGCTCACTATCAGCGCGTCCCTTGAGTTCGGCAATTTCGGCCATTTTGTCATGCTGTTTCAAGAGCCGGTACTCTACAGGTAACAACCCTGCTGCTAACGCCAACGAATCTTCTTTTAAACCTAGATACGCAGCGTCGTATATGCGCTCCAGTACCGCTTCTGTCGCTTTGATTTCACGCGTTGTAAGAGGAAGACTTTTAAACATGTGACAATTTTACCAAGATGACCTAGCGTCGTTACAACGCGAGCGTAAGACATTCTAATACTTTTGTATACAGGCTTGCTAATAAAAAAAATTTCTTAGCTTAGTGGGCTGTTGGGCTG